CTTGAATGTTCTGATACTCAAAAGTATTCAGCCCATGTCGTGTATCCACACAAAACAGGTGCGATTGTCCAACCTGTCCAAGAGGATACTAAAAGGAATATTCAGAGATTAGACCGAAGGTCTGCTAATGGTGGTCGTGTAGCTAAAGGTATTTATGCTGATAATAGTTGGGATAGGTGGTTAGAAACATATTACGATAATATATATAGTAAGAAACCAAAGAAAAAAATCTCTCTTAAAAATTTTCAAAAGTTCTCTCATATGGAAACTAGGACACTCTACCAAACTATTGTCAAAGAATTCATCGAGTGGGGTTACCACCGAGCAACAGAAAAAGTAAACGAGTTATATTCACAAGACAAAATATCATTAGTTCAGAAAGGTAAGATGATGGATAATCTTTCTAAACTACAAATGATGACTTCAAAAGAAAAAAAGTTTTTTAAAAAATTAGAAAACAATTCATAAGGTGGTACTAATTCTTTAGTCCTCAAAAAGTCAACGACTTAAAAGAAGAAGTGCCACCTTATATTTATTAATAAAGAAAGGAAATACCATGTCAACAAATAAACTATATTACCTATTAGGTGTATTAACTACTACTCTATCTGTTGTGGTTTATATGGAGATAAAAGAACCTAACACACCCATACAGACTAAAACTGAAACAGTTGTTCGTATGGTCAATGTACCATTCAGCCCAAGTAATTATATAATTCAAGCAGAGGAAATAAAGTCTTCTTTGAATAAATCTAAACTCAAACACATACTTATCTATATAGAAGCTCTCTGTTGGGAGTATGGGGTTGATTATGAAATGGTTAAAGCGGTTATACAAACCGAATCAAGTTGGAATCATAAAGCTGTTTCCACAAGTGGAGCAATAGGATTGATGCAAGTATTACCATCAACGGCTATGTCTGAATTTCAAACTCCTAAAGAGGACTTGTTTGATCCATATGTTAATGTTACAGTTGGTATAAAATATCTTTCTAAATTAGATGAACATTTTGATGATTTAGAATCCACTCTTACAGCATATAGTCACGGTCCTACTGTAACTAGAAAGTATTCGTCAAGATATATTAGTAATAATTTTTATGTCAAAAGGGTATTGAATAACATAAAATGAACATCGCTACAATAGCTGGTCACTTAGCCTTTGGTCTTATTGCCTTTTCTTTTTTGGTAAAGGACATACTGTATCTTAGAATCTTGTCTATACTTGCTAGTTTGTTCTCTGTTCTTTATAATTTTTACATACCAGTAGAACCAATGTGGTTAGCAATAAATTGGAACATCATATTTGTTTTAGTTAATATTTATCACATAGCAGTTATTATATACGAGAAACGACCTGTTAAGATGTCTCCTAAAGAAAAAGAATTATATGAGACAATGTTTCGTGGTTTATCACCAGTAGAGTTTTTAAAGATTACCAAGATTGCAAGATGGAAAAAATTTAAATCACCACTACCAATCATTCAACAAGGTAAACCTGTAAATGACTTAATTTTAATTTACAATGGTATGGTTGATATTTTAGTTAACAACAACAAAGTAGCTGAACTAAAAGATGGTCAGTTTGTAGGAGAGATGTCTTTTCTTACAGAGAAACCAGCTACTGCTACTTGTAAAGTAACACATGATACAGAGTGTTTAGTCTGGCCACAAAAAGATTTTAAGGATTTGTTAAAACGAAATCCCTCTTTATACTTCACAATACAATCACTTTTAAGTGAACAAGTTTCTAACAATTTAGTTTCAAGCTCTCAAAAATAATGCTTGACTTAATGGTTATTTATTTGTATATTATTATGGATACTTAAATAGGTTATCGTTCTCAAAGAATTGAATCTCATTTTAAGAGGTTCTTATGGGGCATAGTTCTTTCTTCCTTTCTTCTATGCCCCTAAAATTTAAATAATAATAATAAAACAAGAGGTTAAAATGAGTAAAAATAAAACAATTGATATTTCTCAATTTGAATTGTCAGCAGATGATAAAAGACAAATGAAGTCTATGGACAAATTGTCATCATCCACTCCCAACTACAAAGAAAACAAGAGAGTTAATCTTGATTACTTTAATGAAGGTGAATTAGATGATATTGCTGTTGATGATTATTCCGAATGTGATGGTCGTGAAGATTTAAAAACATTGGGTGATATTGGAATGGATGTGTATTAAAATTTAAAATATAAGTGATTTGATTGATTGGCAGATATTTATGAATATATGGAACACAAAGAAACAAGTAACGAACAAATCATTAAAGTATTATCTTTCATACTTAGCAAGTTAGATACTTTAGAAGTAGAACAATCAAAGCATAAAGAAATGTTTTATAAAGTTCGTAAGAATCTAACGGATGCTAATGATTTAATAAATCAAATACTTGATGTATTAGAAATAGAGAATCCAGAGTTATATGATAAGACTATGCAGCAATACGAAAATAGTCATATGAGAGATTTGGTTTCTGTATTAGATAAACATATATCAGAACTTGATGATTTTACTAGTGAACAAGTTCTTGAATTACTAACACAAATTGTGGGGGATGCTTAATGATAAATTCAGAGATGATAATCTTTTTAGAAGATTTAAAAGCTTTGTTATTAGAAATAGACATACATCATGAAGAAGAACAAAACGAAATACTTATAGAAGTCATAGATTTAATAGATAATCAAATATTAGAACTAGAGTCTTAATTGTTACATTACATAATTACCATTACATTAGGAATTGTTGCCACCTTTTTAGGCGTGGTTACTTTTTACGCATTACGCCGTATCAATACATACGAAAACATAATACTAAATATAAACAATACAGTAGAATCAATAAAACTTCAACTTAAAACTATAGATGATAAAGGAACATTTGAATCCGATGATGAAGTTGGTTTCTTCTTTCAAGAAGTAAAACAACTTGGAAATGAATTAAATAGTCTGTTTGAAACCGAGGTTGAAGAAAATGAAAAAGAGAAAGAAAAAAAGTAAAGTTTATTTTGGTACACCAGTACACGATGCTATTGTAAGATATAATCATTGTGATGATCCCATAAAAAGAAATAAAATTTATACTGAAGAAATACATACAGCATTTCTTAAGTTAGCAGAAAACATAATTAACACTTTTAAGTTTAGTTACTTTAGTTATGGGTTTAGAGATTTACAAGAAGAGGTGGTGTCTAATCTTGTTATAAACATGCACAAGTTTGATGAAACAAAAGGTAGTAAAGCATTTAGTTATTTTTCTGTAGTAGCAAAAAACTACCTTATATTAAATAACAATGCAAATTATAAGAAGATGAAAATTCATGATGATATAGATGTGCTCTATGGTCATGGAGAAAAAGATGAAATTATAGAAAAAAACCCATCTTTAGACATATTTAAAAAAACCATAGATTATTTTGAAGAAAATGTTGAAAGACTTTTTCCAAAACAACCTGATAAAGAAATTGCCGAATCAATACTGTACTTATGTAGAAATAAAGATAATATTGACAACTTTAATAAAAAAGCAATATATATTATGATTCGTGAAATGACAGATGTAAAAACATCTAAAATAACACAAGTCACAAATACTTTTCGTAAAATATACCCTAAAATACAAGAAGAAGTTCTTACTCGTGGTCACATAGATAATTTAACATATACAGGTTCTTTAGTATAATATTGTAACCATACTATATTTATATGTATGGAGAAAGACTTTAACATATTTGGTGATAAAAACTTTTCGGATTTATCACAAGAAATATACGAGAATAATAAACTCAAAAAAACTCAGATTGATCTCTTAATCCAAGAGGTACATGGATACATACAAGGCATTGAAGATATTGCTATTGTTGGTCCTATTATTAAAGAGTTGATGGATGTGGGGATTAAGAACGATGATAATCTTGTAAAATTAGCAACCATATATCAACGCATAATGTCTAAACAACCAATTGATGAAAGTGATGTTGGATTATTATCCGAAGAGGAAAAGGAACAACTTATGGCAACTCTTGAAGATGTATCAAGTGATTTACAAAAAAAGAGCGATGAAATAGTTGATATGAGTGAGATAAGAAATAAACATGGTAATGTATGATGGCTCAAAATATTAGAATAGATCCTAACTTTACAAATGTGTTAGGCTCTGCGAATCAAGATTCTGTAATATCATCTGAATTTAATTTTCATCATGGTCATGTAGAACAAGTAATAAATACAGCAGATGATTTACAAAACTATGGACAACCTTTATATAAGTTACCATCCGATGTTAGTCAGTTGATATTAATTTCTCCAACTTTTCAAGGTAGTGCATCATCCGACTATTTAAAAAATACAATAATAGGTCAACCACTTCTTCGTGGAATATCCGACTCAATCAGTAGAGGTGATAGCGTTATATTTACTGTGATAGGAAATGTTGTTTATTACTTAGGACCATTGAACACAACCAATAATCCAAATTATGTACCAGACAATTATTATAATCCAAACCTTAATCCAAGTAAATTAAACATTGATAAGAGAAAAGATGATGAATATGGGTACAATGTAAACTACAAAAAAAGATCAATAAATAAAGTTAACAAATTAAAGAATTATGATTTGGATAGACCTTATGGCACTGGTATAGGAGAGATAGGATCTGATGCTGATTTAGAATCTAGTTTTTCAGATTTAGTTATAGAGGGAAGACATGGTAATTCAATTGAAATAGGCACTAGATTTATAAACCCATTTATCAACATTAAAAATAATAATACAAATGATGATAGAGGTTCTTTCATAGGGATGTTATCTTTTGGTTCTATTAGTGATTATATAAATGGATTTAACACATTGTCAAGTGACTTAGTGGTACAAGAGGCAATAGATTTAGCACAAGAAAATGAAGACGACAGTTACTTAGGTAATTTTATTGGGATAGGCAACGACAATACAGAATCAGATGATATACCTAGACAAGATAGATTCAATATTAATTATGGACAAGTTAAGGAAACACCAGATGAACAATTAGAATTTGATCAAATGATAGTATTTTCTGATAGAATCACATTTGATGCTAGAAAAAACGATTTAACATTTTCAGCACACAGAAATCTTAATATTGGTTCTGGTCAAAATATATCAATAACATCAAAAGGGTTCTCACTTATTGAATCTGAGAATATTTATTTAGGAGTACAATCTCAAAATAAACAAGAACCAATTGTATTAGGTAATGAGTTAAGATTATTACTGATAGAAATTATGGAAATATTACAAAATTCTAGGGCGTTAGTACAAGGTGTACCGATACCATTTGTTAAACAAGATTCTAGTCCAGTAGCACCTGATATATTAGATGTGATAACTAGATTAAATGATATGATACCAGAAGGAGAGTCTGTGAAAGATAGTCCAAAAGAAAGATCAGATAATTTTTTGAGTACACATCACTTTATAGAACAAAACGATAGGAGTCAAAATGAAGGTTAATATATTTAAGAAATTAATTAGAGAAATAATAAGAGAAGAGTTAGATTATAAATTTTCTGCACTTGAAAAAAAGTTAAATGAAGTGTTAGTTAGTAGTAATAATAATAGTATAGTAGAAGATAGAACTACACAGCTTAACTCATCTCCAACTAAAAAAACAAACACTCAGTCACGAGTTCCGACTCCGACATCACCACCATCAAATACTGTATTAACAAAAGATAGTGTGTTGAATGATATTCTCGCTGAAACGGCAGCTGCTGGTGATTGGAAAAAAATAAACGATGAGCCAGAAACAAAATCTGTAACAGAAAACACTC